AAGCGGGCGATATAGTTGAGTTAGGCGCAGATGAAGCGACTGCGTTAAAGGGATATGGGCGCATTGATAATGCCCCTGAGCCTAAGCCTGTTAAGGCTCCGACTGATCGGGCTGCAAAGCCTAAGACTACAAGGGCGAAAAAGAGCTAACGATGGCGATACCATTTGCAGATGATTTATCAAATATATTCGATGTTGATGAGTTTGCGACTGCCGTTACATATAACGGCGGCACGATAAATGGTATCTTCGACAATGAGACAGTTCCGATTGAAGCTGGAGGGTTCGCGGTCGTGCATCAAGAGCAGCCGCGTTTGACGTGTCGTACAGTTGACTTGCCTTCTATCGCTGAAGGTCAGGCTATGGTTATAAATAGCGTGAACTATACAATTCAGGCGTGGATTGATGATGGCACAGGCGTTACTGTAATTCAGTTGGAGAAGGTATAATGGCGCATGTTCGCAAGCAGATACGCGACAGAATGGCCAGCACTATTTCCACTGGAGCTACTTTGGTATCTAGCCGCGTATATACCACACGGGTTTATCCGCTGACTGACGCCAACCTACCGGCCATTACTGTGTATACGGGGTCAGAGGTTTCAAGCCGCCTGAATATGGGCTTGAATGATCTGAATAGAAGTTTGACGGTTGATGTTGATATATATGTTAGGGCGACATCAACATTTGATGATGATGTGGATGCTATTGCTGTCCAGATCGAAGAGGCAATAGCCGGTGACTTTACGGTCAACGGTCTTGCAAAAGAGGCTGTGCTTACTGGAACTGAAATTCAGTTTTCAGGGGATGCGGAGCAACCTATAGGGGTTGCGAAGCTGACTTATTCAGTGAGATATGTTACAGCATTAAATGATGTAGAAACGGCCAAGTAAAGGAGAAACGCTATGGCTACATATTTCGGATCTGATGGGAGCTGCAAGGTAGTTACTTCTGGCGGCTCTCCAGCTTCATTAGGTGAATTGTTAAGTTGGTCTATTACTATGACTTCTGACACGGTTGACAGCACCTCAATGGGCGACACTAACCGCACATACGTTGCGGGTCTTGCAACAGGCACAGCGAGTTTGTCATTATTCTGGGATCCAGATGATGCCGCGCAAGTTGATCTTGTTCAACGGGACAGCATTGACGCTGAATTTTACGGTGAAGGTGAAACTGCTGGCGACACTAAATACACCGGCACGTTTATCGTCACATCTGTAGCGCGTGGAGCAACCCATGATGCTTTGGCTACGCTTGAAGTCGAGATGCAGCTTACCGGCGCATTAACGATTGGAACCGTCTAATAATGTCAATCACATCTAAGATTGAAACGGCTGCTTCTGAGCTAAAGACGGTAGAAGTTCCAGAGTGGTTGATCGATGGTCAGCCACTTAAAATAAATTACTCTCCCATGACTGTCGCGGAGAATAAAAAGATCAACAAGCGCCATGCAAACTTCATGGAAAACCTCCTTGACGCTGAGGTTCAAGTCTACATCATTATTATGAAGGCATTGGATAGCAAGGGTGATCCTTTATTCGAGATTGGAGACAAGAGTTGGTTTGACAAACAAGAGCCATTAGTTGTCTTGCGTTTGGCATCTTTATTTGTTTCTGGCCGCACAGTGGAGGAACTGGAAAAAAACTAATTGACGATCCATTCAGGATGAATGTTGTTTCATTGGCTGAAAAGCTAGGCAAAACGATTGCTGAGATTGATGAAATCACAATGGAAGAGTATAATGAGTGGGTCGCGTATTACAAAGTCTTAGAGGAGCGCAGCAAAGATGGCCATTGATCTAAATATCATCGTAGGCGTCCATTCCGGTGATGCGATCCGAGATTTGGCTAATGTTAGCAAGCAAGTTGATAACGTTGGCTCGGCAACAAAGCGAACAAGCAACGCTTTAAAGCAGCATGCTAATCAATACAACAAAACTGCTGTCTCAGTAAACAAGTTCGGCAAAGGGTTGGCCCAGCAAGCGGGTTATCAAGTTGCCGACTTTGCGGTTCAGTTGCAGAACGGCACTAGCTTTCTTCAAGCATTTGGTCAGCAGGGTTCACAAATGCTTGCTGTTTTTGGCCCTATTGGGGCGGTTCTTGGTGCTGGTGTGGCTGTGGCATCAGCGCTTGGAACGGTATTCCAAGGCTTAACTGGCACTACAAAGGGCTTAAACGAAAGTCTGGATGGCACGAAGGACGCCATGTCTGCGCTCAATTCCAGTTTAGACTTGAGTTTTACACCTTTATCTGACTTGGATGATAAGTTTGGGTCTTTCGCTGGCAAGGTGCGTGAGCTTAGCGAAGCCCAAAGGATGCTAAACTTCCAGAGGACAGCGATAGAAATAACAAATTCTGTCAATGCGATTGAGAAGACAGTCGAGCGAGGCAGACTTGAAAAATTCATAGATCGCCTAAGAATGACTGGGCCAGCTACTGAAAACGCTGGAACCGCAATAAAGAAGCTTTCTAAAGACTTCGAGATCACGGCTTATGATGCCTTTGAACTTCAGAAGTCTTTTGAGGCGTTGTCTAATGCTGGCATAGGCATCGAGGAGAAATCGGAGGCGCTTCTAAACTTGCAAAAGGCCCTTCAGACTGTTGAACCCACAACCGACGAAGGTGTGCTGGCTTTAGCTGAGTTGAGCGAACAAGTAGGTAAGGGCGCATTATCTGCTTACGAATATCTAGCGGCGATGGAGTTTTTGGCGGCGGGAACACGTGGCGTTACTGAAGAAACCAAGAAGCTAAAGGTTGAGATACCTAAGATTGCACCAGAAATACAGAGAATAAATGATGCTGCGAAAATGGTTGGCAGTTCTTTTGAGAGATCGATTATGTCTATGGTGAAAGGCACGGCAACAGCTAAGGACGCCTTTAGAGCAATGGCAGCGGATATTATATCTGAGCTTTACCGTATTTTCGTAGTCAAGCGGATCACAGGATTTATTACGGGGGCTATTCAGGGCGCATTTATGCCGCGTGAATATTCTGCCCCGCCTGTCAGACCGCAAGCGACAGGTGGCCCTGTTTCTGCTGGTAGCCCATATCTGGTTGGCGAAAGAGGCCCAGAGCTTATGATCCCGTCCAGAAGTGGAACAATCATTCCCAACAATAAGCTTGGCGGCGGTGGCGGCGTAGTAGTCAATCAAACCATCAACGTCACCACAGGCGTACAGCAAACCGTACGTGCTGAAGTGCTAGGCTTGATGCCCCAGATAGCAGAGGCATCTAAAGCTGCTGTATTAGACGCTAAACGGCGTGGCGGCGCATTTGCAGGAGCATTTTAAATGGCTATTACATATCCTAGATCGCTGCCTACCCACACGGGTTTAATGAGCATTACGCTAAGAGCGGTTAATCAAACTGCTTTAACGATGTCACCATTTAGCTTTAAGCAGCAGATCCATAATCATAGCGGCCAAAGATGGGAGGCCGAAATTCAACTGCCGCCTCAGAATAGAGCAGATGCAGAGCAATGGATAGCTTGGCTGCTAAGCTTGAATGGCATGGCTGGGTCATTTTTGCTTTTTGATCCGCTAAATACCACACCAAGAGGCGCTTTAGGTGGCACTCCTGTTGTAAACGGGGCCAGTCAGGTTGGCGGCTCATTATCCATTGATGGTTGTAGCAATAGCGTTACTGGTTGGCTGAAGGCTGGGGATTACATTCAGTTGGGGGGTGGCGCATCTGCTACCTTGCATAAGGTTCTTACAGATGTTGATACCAATGCCAGCGGGCAAGCCACGATTGATCTGTGGCCGTATATCAGAACTGCACCTTCAGATGGTGCGACTGTAACCACATCAAATTGCGTTGGCAGATTTAGATTGAATAGTGGTCAGCAAGATTGGACTATTAACAGCGCCTCAATTTACGGGATTACATTTGCTGCTATTGAGGTCGTGCCATGACCAGAGTTTTAGGAACTGTAGCGGATGTCCTTGAGCTTGACGAAATATTCCCGTTCTTTGCCATGCAGCTTATGTTTGATGAGCGCAAAACAACATTCAACGGGAGCATTGTGCAACATGGCCCGTTGTATCTTTGGACTGGCCTTGGTGATCTTACGCATGAAGGAATAACCTATATTGGCACAGGCAACATGCTGCAAATCTCTGAGGTTACTGAGACAGCCGATTTAAGGGCCGCTGGCGCCACTATTACGCTGTCGGGGGTTCCATCAGAAACAATCTCCTTGGCGCTTCAGGAGCCATATCACGGGCGCGAGTGTCGCGTTAAGTTTGGCATTTTAGACGCAAACAGAAATAAAACACTGAACGAAGATGGCGATGCTATTCTTTACGAAGATACTTCAGATGTTGATAACTCTGCTGGAACTGTCAGCCTGCTGGTTGATTTATTCACTGGCTATATGGATCGGATGGATATTGCAGAGAGTCCTGATAGTTCGGTCATATCGCTGTCTGTTGAAAACAAGTTGATTGATTTGCAGACCCGAAAGGTCAAAAGATACACATCTGAGTTCCAAAAGATCCTTTATCCAAACGACAAAGCTTTTGATTATTTGAATGATCTGCAAACGCAAAAGCTTAAATGGGGCGGTGAAAGATGAGCGCCTTTGATAGATATTTAGAGCAATCAAGGCAAAAGCCTTTCGCTTGGGGCGATCATGACTGTATCACATTCGCAAACAAAGCTTGCGCCGCGCAAAGAGGTTGCGGGTTTGCAGACGAGTTTCTCGGCAAATATACTACATCGAAGGGTGCGCTTTTAACCTATCAGCGTTGGATTAGATCAACGAAATATGGTAGTTTGATAGATGCGGTAGATGATAGGCTTGAGAGATTGAAAACCAACATTCCACCCATTGGCTCTATTGTTGCCAAACAAGATGATTTATCAAATGCGGTTTTGCCGATTAAGTTTGGCGTTTGCGTTGGTAGGCTGATAGCCTTTGTCGGCGCAGACAGATTAGTTTTGCGCCAGCCCTCTAGCGATATGATTTTCTGGGGGGTAAGCGATGAGCATTGAGGAAGAAGATAGAAACAGGTTTTTTGGCGCTGTTATAACCGGCGCGGCTCTTGTCGCAACAGGCGGCACGGCAGCATTTACTGGCGTGGCTGGGGGGTTAAGCACGTTTTCTGCTGCTGGCGCTTTAGCGGTTGCACAAGTTTCTGCAATTAGTCTTGCCGCTGG